GGCCGACGACGACGCTCGCAGCCGAGGCGAACACCAGCGCGGTGGCACCTTCTTCGGCGAGCGCGGTGACCGCGATGCTCAGGCTGTCCACGGTGGCCGATGACCACCCGGTGTCCTCATCGGGCCACGTCGGCGCAGCGGACGAAGCAGCGCGGAACTCAGGCCCAACAGGGGGCAGCAGACGACGAGCGCCGACATCGACGCTCGGATAGCTCTGGATGACCGCCGCTGTGGCGCGCAGGACGTTCACGGTGTGCCTCAGTCATCCAGAGCAGTGTGGCTTCAGCCGACCTTCTCGACGGACAGGAACGCGTCGCGAACGACGACGGCCTGCCCGTTGGTGCCGACCGACAAACGGACGTCCACGAAGTCGCCGACGTCGTCGAGGTCGAACTCGGCGATGGCGACGCCCATGTTTCCGCGCACAGCAGTGGCGGCCTGGATGGACTTCACGTTGTTGCTGACGCGGGCGCCGTTCAGAGCGACGAACATGCCGAGGTCGGCGTTGTTCGGGCCGATGACGTCGCTGACGGAGCAGATAGCGCGGTAACGCCCTTTGCCCTGAGCGCCGACGAGGGCCACGCGGCCGGTCGCCGGCGTCCACGACAGCAGACCGCCCGACCAGTTCTTCTCCTGGGCGAACAGGGTGCCGAGCAATGCCTGCGGGGTCGCCGCGGCAGCCACGGTGGTGGTGATGCCAGTGGCGTCGGAAAGACGCGCGCTGATGGCGCAGTTGCGCCCTGCGCTGTTTTCAGCTTGGTTACCGCTCATTTCTCACCTCGCTTCTGACGGTTGAGGCGCTCGGCGGACTCGCGGACCATCTTGGTGGCCGTATCGCGCGAGACGCCGGTGCCTTTGCTGATGCGCTCGATGGCGCGGTCCACGGTCTTCTGCTTGATGTCGCTCACTTGGGTGCCTTTCGTGGGGCGGTGGAAGCTGCCGCAGACTCAACGGCGCTCTTCGCGAGCTCGCGGATGCCAGCGGTGATGTCTTCAGCGACGACGCGGCGCTGCACGTCTTCAAAAGCCGCGCGGTCATCACGACGCTTGGCGCAGCGAGCGGCGCGCAATGCAAGCCACTCGTCAGATGGCTTCAGCCAGTCACCGTCAGGCGCCTTGAGGTACTGCGCATCGAACGCCTCGTCCTCGACGAGAGGCGCTTCGGCGAGCTGGAAGATGCGAACCTTTCGAGGTTTGCCATTCGCGTCGACGAGCGTGGTCCGCTCGCCCCACGCGTCGATGATGCGGCGACGACGTGGAAGCGGGGTGCCGCCACGGTCGGCGGTGCCGTCGTCTTCCCAGTTGATGACATGCTCGTCGAGCACGCTGATGACCTTGAGCACGCGCTTCATCTCAGGTCGCCTTCACGATGAGCTTGGAAGCGTGCTCCTGGGTGTGGATGCGGTGGTCAGTGTCGACGCGCATGATGGCCTTCGCGGTGTCGGTGTCCGCGTCGTAGGTCACCGTCGTGCGCACGCCGCTGCCGAAGCACTTCTCAGCGAAGCCACGCTGGCCACCTTTCGCGGTCGGGCCGCTACCGTAGACGAACGCTGCGGCGACGAGGTCGACGCCACCGTTCGCGGTAACGAACAGCTCGTTGGACTGGCGGAAAAGCGGGATGCCCATCGCGCTGCCCGCGTAGCCGTTGCGGCTCGCGTCGGGCTGGTGGTTGAAGAACTCGATATCGCCCTTGTCGGTCCAGATGGTCGCAAGGCCGGTGCCGGTGCCGGTGAGCAACGACGAGCGCAGCGCCTTGATGGCGACGGTAGGCAGCACGGCGACGATGTCTTCGCTGTCGGGGTCGCCGTCGAGAATCTGCATGTACGCGTCAAGCAGGGTTGCGAACGACATCGCCGTGTTCGTCACGCCAGCGCTGGCGGTGATGCCGCTGAACAGCTCAGCGCACTCGCGCTCGTCGCGGCGGTTGTGGCTCTCGGTGAGCTCGACGAGGATGTCGCGGATGAATGGGATGGCTTCAGGGCGACCCGACGCGATGGCGTCCATGACGGCCTGATGCGACGCGCCCGGCATGCGCTTCGTCAGCGCTTCCATCGAGACAGGCACGGCCTGCTCTTTGCCAGTCGGGGTCATGACGACGGGGCTGCCAAGGGTGTAGTCGTCGCCGTTGCCAACGCTGACGTTTTCGATTTTGTCGGTGGCCTCAGCGAGCCGGTTGCGCTTGGCAATCTTGCGGCTGCCGGCAGGCTCGCCGGTCATGTCGTACTCGTTGATGAGGCCAGGGATGACGATCTTGCGCCGCATGGGCGTGAGGTCATTGGCGCTCAGAAGCTCGGACTGCATGTGCGACGCGATTTGCGCCATCAAGGTGGTCATGGCTGCTGGCCTTTCTCAGCCCTTGCTGGGCTTGCGGTTGAACATTCGGGAAAACGGGTTGCTCGTCGTGGCGGGGGCGTTGCGCCCCTGCAGCCACTTCGCGGCGCCATCAGGGTCGCGGGCCTTCGCTGCGTCCCATGCAGCGGGGCCACTTGCCCATGCAGATTCAAAGTCCACCGACGACGACGACGGCGGACCGCCTGCGGGTTTCGGTGTGGCGACGACCTTCGGCGGCTTCGCATTCGCTGCCGCAGCGTCACGCTTGAAGCGCGCGAGCAGCGCAGCCTTGCGCGCGATGTCGGGCTCGCCGTCGATGAGCGCCTTGTCAGCGTCGTCGAGGTCGGCGGCTTCTGCAGCGATGCGCGCCGTCTCGGCCTTCTCGTGGGCCTTCCAGCGGTCGGCCGCGGTCTGCAGCTCGGGCGGGATGGCCGGGGCGGCGGGCGCGGCGGGCGCACCAGGCGCATCGGCGGGCTTGGCCTTCGCGGCAGCGTCTGCCTCGCGCTTGGCCTTCGCGGCTTCGCGGGCGGCGGTGATGCTGGCCAACGCAGCAGCAGCCCCGGAGGGCTTCGCGGGCGCGGCGGGAGGGGTGACGGCTGGGTCAGCTGCCGGAGACGCAGCAGCGGGCGCCACAGGCGCAACGGCGGGGGTGGACGTTGGGGCGTCGCTCACGCGGCCACCGGGGCAGCATCGCCCGAGGCGGCTTCCTCGAACGTCGCGATTTCCTGCAGCAGCGCGGTGAACTGGCCGGTGACCAGCTCGGCAGCCGCCGCAACGCGTTCGGCAAGCGTCGCAGGGTCGCCACTGGCGAGTGCTTCGACAGCGGCAATAGCTTCGGCGATGGCTTCTTGGTCCATGCGCGAATTGTACCGGCCGACGACGTCGTCAGGCCGCTACGCGCAGAAATGCGCGCACCGCGTCGAGAGAATCAGCGCTTCTTCAACGCAGGCTTGCGCTTGACCATCTGCCGACGGATGGCGGCATCGCCGCGAGGGCTCACGCCGAACCATTCGCGCGCGGGCAAGTTGCCGTCGCCGTCCTGGTGCCACTGGCCGAGCAGGTTGTGCGCAGGGCCTCGGCCGAGCTTGCTTTGACGTCGTCGCTGCTTCGTCTGCGGGCGCACCACGCGGCTTGTGCCGGTACCGAGGCCGATGACCACGCCGTTGTCGCTGCGCTCGACCACCTTGACCGAGCCGAGCATGCCGCCGCTCAGCAGCATGTCGACGGGCGACGTCGAACGCCCGAGCTTCTGCAGCGTGCGGCGGTAGCTGTCGGAGTATGGGGCGAAGGGCTTGTCGCGGATGTCGAGGCCAGCTTCGCAGCGCTCGCGGATGTGGCCGATGACGAGCGCTGCCAACAGCTCAGCGATGGCGACGGTGTCGACGACGAACGCAGGCGGCGGCGCGGACTTCGTGATGGTCATTCAATCACCGTCAGGCCGCGCGACACAGCCTCGTCGCGGGTCATCGGCTGCAGGTTGTGCCTGCAGTTGTACCCACCAAGGTAGACGCTCACGGGCTTCGGCTGATGCGCGCCGTTGTCGAGGCGGTTGAGCGCATCGAGCGTGTAGACCTGCCCCGTCAAACGCGTGTGGTGCTCACGGCAGAAGGGCCGCGCGATGCTGTCGATGGGGCCGCCGTAGCCGTAGACCATGTCGACGCCATTCGCGCGTGCGGCCATCTCGCTGTCCAGCAGCGTTATCTGTCGGCCTGCGGCCATCGCCATGCTGTCGACAGCGCTCGCGGCCTGCGACCGGGTCGAGCCGAACACGCGCGCGACCTCGTCAACGAGGCCCGTCACGTCGGCGCTTGTCGCCAGCGTGATGCGTGCGGCGCGTGCGACTGCTTCGTCGGCGGCGGCGAACATCTCGACCAGCTCGCGCATGCGGTCGTCGACGATGACCTTCAGCAGCGTCGCCGTCTGCGGCGCAAACGTCATCTGCGGGGTGGCGTTGGCCATTGCGGCGGCGGCTGCGGCGTTTGCGCCCAGCTGAAGCACTTGCTGTCGCACCTCGGAGATGGCGCGGCGCACCTGCTGCACGACGGCGCGGTTGTTCTGCAGCGACAGCGCATCGCTTGCCAGCCTCGACGACCCCGGTTGTGTGTCCAGGCGGCGAAGCAGGCGCTGCACCTCGCGCTCGGCGGCAGCGAGCACCTGCTTGAGACGCGCAATGGCCTCGTCGGCCTGCTCACTCCCCTGCGGCACTGGGCACCTCAAGCGGCGTCAGCAGCGCGGTGGCCAACGCCTCAGCGGGTGAGGGCTGCGACGGCGCTGCAGGTGGTGCGCGCATGCGGGCGACGTCGGAGAAGCCAGCCTCGACGGCCTTCGCGACGCTGGCGTGTCGGCCGACCTCGACGGCGTACTCTGCGGGGCTGATGATGCCCTCTTGCAGGTCCGTCAGCGCGCGCTGTTGCTTCGACGTCGGGTCTTCAAAGACGACCGACGGGGCCAACTCGGTGCGGGGGCGAACGTCGGCGCCGAACTTCGGCAGCGCCGGGTCAAAGTTGTCTGCGGCGTCGATGATGGCCCGGCACAAGCGCTCGTCGAAGCGGCGCATGGCCTCGCGTGCTTCGCGGAGCGTGAGCTCATGCGGGAACTTGGCGACGAGGCGCGCGATGCCGCTTTCCGCTGGGCCGGGCTTGTCGGTGTACTCGTTGGGGTCGTTGCCACGGGCGACGCCTACGGCGCGTTGTTTCTCGTCGACGATGTTTTGTAGCGCATCGAACGCCGGTGTCGCCGTGACGAAACCCGTCGAGCCACCGGTGCGCAGCTTGATGATGCTGTCCGGTCCGATGGGCTGCTCGACCTCGTCATATGTGTCGTCGGCGACGTAGCGGTTGCTATGGCCTTGCAGGTCCGCAACATACTCGAGGTTCGACCGGCTCGTGTTCAGCTGGTCGCTCACGGCGTAGCTGTCGGCCTCGCACGCGGGCCAGTAGCCACCGTCGGGCGGCTCAAGACGCAGCACGACGACCGGCAACAGGTCGCCGTTGTGCTCTTCCCACGCAATGGTCTCGTCGTCGCCGGCCCACATCGCGGTCTGCCACGCGCCCCACGACGTGACGACGCCGGCTTCCTCGGTGAAGTCGCGCTTGAAGCAGAGCCATCGCGGGTCG